CCGACGGTGCACCAGCGATGACGACTCGGGACGCCCACCCATCCTGACGACGTGGACGCGGCGGCGTTGCGGAACGCCGGGATCTGAAAGGGCACCTCCAGGCCGCCGACGGGGGTCTGGCCCATCTGCTGGGTGCTCGTGTTGACCGCGGGCGCGATGGCCTCCGCGTTCGAGGACATGTGCACCGTGCCGTACGTGATGCGCTGATTCGACGCGGCCGTGGTGTATCGCTTGTACCCGAGCACCGCGCTGTTCGAGGTCACGATGAACGTCCCGGTGGCCGCGAGCCCCGTCGCGTTGTAGTAGCCGAGCCACAGATAGGGGTCGGTGTCCTCTGCGGCGGCGGTGCCCGTGAGCAGCGGCTCATCCGAGAGGAACGTGAGCACGTTGCCGCCGCCGACGGGGATCGCGTAGGCCGTCCAGCCGAAGCCGTCCGCGTCGTCGGACGAGATGAACCACCGGCCGGGCGTCGCGCTGAACGCAGTCGCTGCGTTGAACAGCGCCGTCGCGTCGGTCGCAGTGCCCGCCGTCGTCGCGGACGGGGAGCCGCCGGTGAAGCCCGCGACGGACCGCGACACGGTCCACGTCGCGTCTCCCGCGCCGCGCTGAAAGAGCCACTCGCGCGAGCCGCCCGACGCGGCCACGCGGAACCACGCCGAGGTGTTCCCGAGGTTGCCCGCGCCGCTGCCCGAGGTGCCGTAGGGGTTCGTGGTGAGGTTGACGTTGTCCGATGACAGCGTGGTCGCATCGCTCCAGCGTTTCACCCGCCAGCCCGCGGCGCAGAGCTGTGTGAGGAGCGAGAAGACCGCGGCGGTTCCGTTCGCGGGTGATGAGACGTTGGTGAGGGTCGCCATTGGATCAGCTCCAGGTGGTGCGGAGGTTGGCGGCTAGGATCACCGCGTAGTCAGAGACCGCGCCGCCGCTCTTCTTGAGCCGCAGCTCGTAGATCTTCGCCGCGCCCGGCAGCGTCACGGACGCGGTCTTGCGGGTCGCGCTGGTCTCGGTCCACGACAGCGTCGCGACGTCGACAGCGTCGGTGAGGTTGTGCAGCGTGAGCGTGCCCGTGACGCCGCTCACCACCTGCCCGATCGCGTCGAGGGTGAGCACCGTGGTCTTGGCCGTGATCGCGTAGTCGGCCGGCGCGAAGTAGGCGCCGCCGATGGCGACGTCGGCCGTCGAGACGGTGCTGGCGTAGGGCGCGAGCGGGATGAGCTGGCGAAAGCCGACGAGGTCCGACGCCATCAGCGGCGACCACGCCGGGTCAGGCGAGTCCGCGCGCAGGTAGTGCCCCACGGTCCCGAGCGCCAGGCGCTGGTCAGCGCTCGCGCCGCGCACGATGAGGTCGCCGCGCGTGGTCGTCGGGGAGGCCGCCGCGGTCGTGGGCACCCACTGCGACGTGGAGCTGCTCCACACCAGCGTCTGCCCGTTGGTCGGTGCGGTGCTCGAGATCGTGCGCCCGCGGAGGTAGCCCGCATCAGCGAGGTAGACCGGCTCGCGCGATGTCCACGTGCCCGGCGAGGTCGCCGAGGCGCGCGTCGAGTAGACCGTCCACGTCAGCCCCGTCGCGACGATCTGCCCGTCGGCGTAGACCGCGCGCTGCAAGGGCCAGTCAGCGAGGGTGTCTGTGACCGGCAGCGGGAGGCGCTCCCAGTTCTGCCCGTCGTCGTCGCTGCGCCAGAGGTACGGCGCGGCGCTCTGCGTGGCGATCCACGAGCCGTCCACGTGCGCGAGGTCCGTGATCGTCGCACCCCACCCGGTGGGCACGGTGATCGCGCTCCACGTCGCGCCGCCGTCGGTGGAGCGCCAGAGCAGCGTCGCCGCGAGCGCGGTGGTGCCGTCCTCGCGGTAGCTCGCCCACGCGAGGAGCGTGCGCGCGTCCGAGGGACCGCCCACCACGAGCTGCACCCGCGCGTCGGTGGGGATGCCCGTCATCGTGCCCAGCGTCGTGCCGCCCGAGGGGAAGGTCGACAGCGGAGGGACGGACCGCACTTCGCCGAGGCTCGACGCGACGATGTGCCGCGAGCGGCTGTCGTCGTAGGCGATGGAGGTGGCCTGCGCTGCGGCGCTCCACCCGAAGCCCGCGGTGAAAGGCCACGTCGTGCCGTCGTCGTTGGACCCGACGAGCGCATACTGCGCCGAGCTGGTGCGCTCCAGCGCGTAGATGTCCCCGCCGCCGTCGACGATGCCGCGAATGGTTCGGCCCGCGAAGGCCGCGATGGTGGTCCAGTACGTGGCGTCGCTCACACCGATCGCGCTGGAGCTGGAGCCGTCGTGGACCGGCGTGCGCCACGCGGCGCCGGTGCCGCCGTCGCGACCCCATGCGACCCAGTACACACCGACCTGTGCGATGCCCGCGAGCGACGCTGTGTCGGCGTGCACGGCGCGGTCTTGCCACGTCAGCCCGTTGCGCGAGACGGCGATCTTCGCCGCAGGCCCCGAGGCCACGCCGGTGATCGCGTAGCGGTAGCGCTGTGCCCGCGCCCGGGTGTCGTCAGCGTCGACCGCGAGGCCGGTGATGCTGGTGAAGGTCGCCGCGCTGCCACCGTGCGCCGCACGCGTCCATGCGCCCCACCCGGGGCCGCGCAGGAAGTCGCTCCAGGCGAGGGAGTAGTGAAACAGGTAGTTGAACCACTGCGCAGGCGCCTCGAACCGCGCGGGGAATCCATCGTCGGCGATGGAGCTGATCGGCTCCACCAGGCCAGCGCTTGCGCTCCATGCGAAGCGCGGCATGCGTGTCGGTCTCGACGCCATCAGTGCACCACCCCGGCGAGTTCGCCGCCGTCGACCGGCGTTGAGCCGGAGAGATCTGCGAAGCCGGTGTTGGTCCCGGCCTCCAACGCCTCGGAGCCCGCGGCGAACCGGAACGCGTTGCCCGCGGGAGGGCAGATCACCTGCAGCTCCACGCCCCCGGCGCGCAGTCGACGCGCGATGGCGCCGACGTACCCGTCATCGGTGAGCAGGGCGTCCGTGGGCTCCGCGAGCATCGCCGCGGGGAACACCTCGGTGACCGCCCACGCGCCCGAGTTGAGATCTTCCCCGGTGAGGATGGACATCACCGCGTCGACGTCGGGCAGGGTGCCGTTGGAGCGCATCGTGCGCGCCCACGCGTGGAGGGCAACGCGATACCGCGCGTCGGTGATCGTGGTCGCGTCGAGGCGGCGCAGGCCCATCAGCTCCCCGAGCTGGGTGAGTGCGTGCCCCGAGCTCTCGTCGATCCCGAGGACCACCAGCGGGTGCGTCGCCGTTTCCAGCCGCTGCACCGAGGTCATGAGGCCGCGGGTGAAGCCCTCGACGTTGGCCTTGCGAAGCTGCCCCGGGAGCAGGGCGACGCCCTCTCCCTCGTGGTCGCTGATCAGCGCGACGTCGGTGACGGCGTTGGCTTCGGTCACGACAGCCCCCGGGTGACGGTGATCCGGCCGTCAGCGAAGACGCACCGCTCGCGCTCGCCCGGCACGTAGTTGGTGCGCTGCTGGAGCGCCTCGGTGGCGACGGTGCCGATGAACACGTAGGCGTCGGTCACGCCCGCGACCGCGCACACGGCGGTGAGCAGGTCGGAGATGCGCGCGGGAGACCCGGCGCGGAACTCGTCGCTCACCTCGAGGAACGCGGCCTTGACCGCGGCGTCGCCCGCGTAGGTGTCGGGGTCGACCTCGACGCGGATCGTCGCGTACATCGTCAGCGACGTGGGGCGCGAGAACTTCACCGAGCGTGTGCGGCCGTTGGCGTCGGTGAAGGTCACCGTGACGCCGCCCACGGTCTCGATGCCGCCAGACTTCGCGGCGAAGAGCGCGCGGCCGACAGCCTCGTCGGCGCCGCCAAGCACCAGCAGGTCCACGCTCTTGCTCGGGCGCCCGAGGCTGTCGGGGAACGCGCTGACGTTCTCCCAGCCGGTCACCTGGGTGACGTTCGGGACCTCCAGCACCTGCGCCACGATGGCGTCGAGGGGCGACGACGCCGCGCGCTGTGCGCTCTGCTCACGCCGCAGCCGAAAGGCCGCGTCCGTCTCGACGGGAAGGCCCGCGGTCGCGTCGGCGAGGTTCGTTACGGCGGTCCACCCGCTGACGGGCGTGGCGATGACGGTGATGGTCCCGGCCGGCGCCGGGGTGCGCCCCGTGTCGAGGGCCTCCGCGGCGACGGTGAGCGTGGTGGCGCTCCCGGTGGAGTTCGTCACCGAGGCGGTGGTCACCCAGGCGTTCGCGGGCTCCCCGGTCACCGAGGCGCGCGAGCCCGAGGGGATGGTCACGCCGTTGTTGAGCGTCACCGAGAGCGTCACGGTGCCCTTCGTGGCCGCACGCCGCTCGAGCGCCGGGAAGATCCCGGCCACCGCGTCGAGGCCCTCACCCGAAGCGCCAGAGGCCGTGCGCGCTGCGTAGACCGCGCCCACGAGCTCCCAGAGTTGCCCGAGCTTCGTGGCGCACGCCGCGAGTACCGGCCCGAAGACGCTCTCCGCGGACACGTCCACGTCGGAGCCGAGCTCCGCGCGCACGTCGGCCTCCAGCTCCGCGAGCACCTCCGTCGCGGTCTTCGGCACCCAGCCGGTGGCGGTAAGCCCCGCGGTCACGCTGCCCCCGCGGCGAAGTCGGTGACGGTGATGGCCGCGCCCTCAACGGGCGTGACGGTGAAGCTCACCGAGGCGCGGCGCGCGGTGCTCACTGAGAAGCGGAACGCCTCGACGCTGCGCACGCCGGGGCAGGTCGACACTGCGCGGCGGTAGACGCCCTCGGCGACCGCGAACCCACCGGCCTTGCCGAGCACCTGGGTGAACAGCGGGATCCCCACCCCGAGGTCGAAGGGGTACTCCCCGGCCACGAGCCCGAGGCGCAGGTGAAGCTTCTGGCGCACGGCGTCGGCGCCCGAGGTGAGCTCCGCACGCCGCAGGCCATCAGCCCCGCGGGAGAGCTTCAGATCGCCGGTGAGGGGGTCGAGGGCAAGGTCACGCACGCGGCCCAGCGTGCGTGCCGATCCGTGCGAGGGGCTAGCCCAGGCTGCGACACTGACCGGGACGAGGACGGCACGGCCGACGTATGGTCATCGCATGCGCTCCTGGTTGCCCGTTCTGGCCCTCCTCGCCCTCGGATGCTCCGCGCGGTACACCGGCCCGTCCACCCCGCCGGAAGACGCCGCCACGGGGCCGGACGGGGCATCCCTATGCATTCCCGGCGCGCAGGTGGCGTGTGCGTGCGTAGGCGGAGCATCAGGGGCCCAGGTCTGCGCCGCTGACGGGCGTGCGCTCGGGCCGTGCACCTGCCCGATGGCCGACGCCGCGGTGACGGTCGACCGACCCGCCCCGCGCGACGCTCCTGACGTGCTCATGGCGCGCGACGTCGTCGACGCTGGGTGCGCTGTTGGCGAAAGCGAGCCGTGCGCGTGCCCTGGCACCCTGGGCGAGCGGCGATGCGCCGCCGACGGGTGGAGCGCCTGCCGGTGCCCTTCGCTCGATGCGGGCGCACCGCCAGATGCCGGGGAGGCGCCCGACGTTGCCGTCGCAGTCCCCGATGTGGTGGACGCGCCGCCGGTCGACGCGGGGCCGCAGGTCTACCCGCTCGACCCGCCGCCGGGAGGCCTCGATGTGCGGGTGTTGTTCTTCGAGACGTGCACGGGGCAGGATGGCGGGCCCTGCGGCGTCGAGCCCATCACCGCAGTCACGGGGGCCACATGCACCCGCACGGGCTCGCGGCTGAACTTCAACCTCCGCGCCGGGTCGCAGATCACCGGCTTGGTACCGGACTACCGCAGCAACGCGGGCGCGAGCGTGGCCGTCGTCGGAGGGGGCGCGACCCAGGGCCGCAACATCGAGGTGGTGGCCGGCGCCGAGGTCGGCGGGCGGCAGTCGTTCCGGGTGAGCTTCTCCGCGCCGCCGACACCCAGCGTCGCAGGCGTGACCGGCGTGCCGGGTCGCACGGTGAGCCCCGACCGCGGCGACGTGTGGTTGCTGGGCTGCGAGGTCAGGTAGCCTTGGCCTTCGTCGCGGCCACGCTGTCGAGGGCGCTGAGGGGCGTGGAGGGCGCGCTGACGGGGCCCGTCGCAGCGGTCGGGTGCGTGTGCGCGTTGAGCCAAGTGCGGATCGTCGAGAGCCGCGAGTCCACGAGGTTCGCGAGGGCGACGAACTGCGACGCGGCAGCGCCGCCGACGTGCGTGGTCCCGTCGGTGTCGAGCTGGAACACCACGGTGCTGCCCTGGGTGATCTTGAGCGACCCGTTGTTGTTGAAGGTCACCCGCGTCCCGGCGGTGTCGTCGCTGCCGATCACAAGGCGCGGCGACCCGGGCGTGTTCGCGAACGCAGGCGCGTTGGCGAGCTTCTTCGAGCGGTCGAACAGCCCCGGGATGAACACGCCCGCGCCGAGGTGGTGGCGCCCGAGAAAGCCCGGGTCGGTGACGTCGCCCCCTCCGGCACGCCAGTGCCCGATGGCGTCTTCGCAGAACAGCGCGACGCCCATGTCCCCGGGCTGGATCGCGAACGCGATGAAGTGGTCGCTCGTGCGCGGGAACACCACCGGCACGCAGGGCAGCACGGGGTAATCCTCGTGCGTGATGCCGCCATCGGGGTCGTGCACCGCGCACCGCACCAGCGGCACGAGGTCTGCGACCTGGAGCACCGGGTCGTAACTCTGCACCCGGCAGGGCATCGCGGTGTGCACCTGGTGGAGCGCGTGCTCGATGTGCGCGCGGATCAGGTCCTCTTGCGACGGCTCAATCGTGCGATCCCACGTCATCGAAACATCCTCCGGCTTTCGTAGAAGGCCAGCGCGATCAGGTCGAGCTCTGCGCCCCACTCCGCCCCGCGGGTGTCGCCCGCAAGGGCCATGTGGCCGATTCGGTAGGTGCCGCTGAGCACCGTGCTCTGCAGTTGCACGAGGCCACCGGGGGCGAGGCCAGGGATCAGCAGGCACTTCGCCTTCGCGCGGTGCCGCCCGTTCTTCTCGGGGGAGCCGACGAGGCCCGTGTCTGAGCTGAGCACCACCGCCGACCGCT